AGTGTTACTAAAGTAGAGCTTTTACCTAACTGGCGGTGGTTGTAATGATATGTATTTATGATAAGAAAACTACTAAAGGAAATTTTGATAATAATGGCTTTGGAATTTTAAGTGAAGCTATAAGTTGCTACATTATTGAAGAGCTAAATGGAGATTATTCCGTAGAGCTTGAGTATCCTGCTAACTCTAAGAAATCAAAGTATCTTGAAGAATGGAATATCATTAAAGCAGATGGCCAGCTTTTTAGAATATATAAAGTAGAGAAAAATAGTGACGGCAAAAATATTATTAAAGTTTGGGCTAAGCACATATTTTATGACTTAGCCTATTATTTTATAGAAAGTATGAAAGCTGAAAACTGTAGTGCAAAAACAGCTCTAGAGAAATCCTTAGTAGGTGAATTAATAGCTATATATACAGCAGATAGTGATATTATAATTGCAAATTCCATCAGTGTAGTAGAGAAAAATCCTGTAGAAGCTATATTCTCTATAATTGATATATGGGACTGTGGGGAACTTAAAAGGGATAACTTCAATATAAAAATACTTAATTCCATTGGAAAAGATGCAGGAGTTCTAATTGCTCAAGGAAAAAATATAGTTGGTTTAAAGTTCAATGTAGATACCACCAGTGTTGTAACAAAGCTTTATCCGGTAGGAAAAGATGGTATGAAGCTTACTGAAAAATATATAAGTGTTCCTAACTGGAATAGTGAAAAATATCCACCCTTTCCCATTATAAAGAAGGTAGAATTCAAAGATGCAGAAGATGAAGTTACTTTAAGACTACTAGCTCAAGAGGCGGCAAATGTAATAGGGTTAAGTAAAGTAAGTATTGATGTGGATTTTATTGAACTTAGTAAAACAAAGGAATATGAAAACTATAAGCATCTTCAAACTGTTAACGTAGGAGATTCAGTTATAGTAAGACACAAGGATTTTCAAATAGATGTGAAAGTACCCGTACTTAAAATAAAGAAGGATGTTTTAACAGGCGTAAATGTTAAAGTTGAACTGGGACAGCCCAAAGATAGTATATTAAACCAATTAGACATGGGCATTATTAAAACCACCATAGATGAACTTGGAAACAAGGTAGCTGAGTCCTTAAGCTCAATGCTTTATTACGCAAATTCAGTTGCATTAACTATAGGAACAACAGCTATTGAACCCATATATCTTGGAGTTACAGCAGTAGCAGCTACAAATTTATCAATGAACTTTTCTTTATATTGTACTGCTAGTGCAGCCTGTACTATAACAATTCAAATTCAGCTTGATAACAAAGACATTCCCTTTACCCCAAAACAAAAACTTCAACAGGGAGATAATGTTATAGGCATACCGCTTGGAATACCACAAGTTGGTAAAGGTCCACATTACATTGCGGTTTTCTTAAAAGTAGATACAGGAACACTAACTATACCAATGTTTAACCTCCAATGCATGATTGATGGAAGAAATCTTCAAGGAGGATTAAGTGCAGAACCTCCACATGCAGAATGTTCACAGAAACAAAGTTTTGTAAATATAAGTGGATTGTATTTAAGTAAAATAAAGGGTAACTATATTGGTACTCAATTACAAAATCCTGTTACTTCAATATTAAGTTCTCATCAATCAGCAGATACATTAGCAATAAGCAGTGGAAAACAAATAAATACAAACTATGCTATTTCAATTAAAAAATATGGTGAAATTTTATATTTTACTCTACAGTATAAGTACAAATATTTAATAGACGACAATGTTTTAATACTAGATAACGATGGACTTTATTTTAAAACAGTTTATGAAGGAACAGCAGTTGATGAGGCTATAGATATAGGAAAAATGTATAGTTTTGAGCTTTTAGATAACAACAAATTTGCAAGTGTTGAAAAACTGGAGGTGGAATAACATGGGGGTATATAGCACCAACATAATTACTCCAAAAGGAAATAGCGGCATGACATTGTTAAGTTCTCATAATGATGACACCACAGTTAAGTTTCCAGACATAGGTTTTGATTTTTTCTATAATGATGTGAACTGCAGAACTACTATTAATACCAGTGGTAATTCATGGGTTGGTTTTACTGGGGCAACTGAACAACTTAGGATAAACAGAAGAGATGCAGGAGCAGATAACATTTATTATGCTAAGGAAACAGTAAATGATAAACCTACCTTTAGAATCAGATGGGAAGGACATCAAAGTTACAGTACTTGGGGAACTCTTAATTTAGTATGGGAACTTATATTATTTAATGACAGTGCCATGGTACTTGTTATTGAACAAATACCTAATACAGGAACAAATTCCTTTGAAAATCCTACATTAGCAACCACTACTTTAACTCTCCAAAATAGTAAGTCTTATGCTTTTATACCACAAGTAGCTCAAGGAAAAGCATATACCGTTCAAGAAGGCTCATATATTCAAACTGATATAAAATATCTTATAGTAGATGGTAATGATATTAAACACTGGGACACAGTATCTTCAAGTTATGTTAAGGTTTCAGAATTGCCATTAACTGCAGAGAAGTTTCAAACTTATGGTGATGACACATACTATAAAGAAAGAACAGGCCTTATATCTACATCACCAGTATTAAAAATATGGTCGTTTTTAACTGAGGTGGCAGCACCAAAGATAACTCAAACAATTAAACCCAAACCTATAATTATAAATATGAAGGAAGATATTTTATTTAGTGAGGCATATATAATAGACATAATCAATGCAGTAGTAACTTTAGAGAACACTGGCAGTGGTATTATAGCTTTTGTAGTAAGTGCAGATAGTGGAGTTACGTGGAAGGCTTGGAATGGAAGCTCATGGTTACTAGTAGATATAACAAATATGCAAGATGTAAAAACAAAAGGGATGTCTGTTGCTACGGTTCAAGGAATTGCTGAAGCACAGTGGACATCCTTTGGACTTTCAAATAAAACAATTAGATTTGCATGGTATATGGAAATTAACTCAAATACAGATGTTTTAAGATTAAAACAAATAAGAATTAACTATAATACGATTTAGGAGGTGTAACATGACTTATAAAGAAAGTTTAGCCTACAGCAAGGATTTAATAAAAGGTACTAAGATAGAGGTATTAAAGAAGAAATTGATAATGCCTTTTACAGGTACTGCTACAGTAAAGTTGTATGATTCACTTACAGGAAAACAAACTTATGAAGCTAAAAGTGAAAATAGAATATCAGCAGTATTTGGAAACATGGCTTATCTTGATGGATTTTATTATCCTATGCTAGATAACTTGCAGCAGAGTTTACTGGAACGTGTGTATACCACCTATCCTTTTAGAACAATGATTTTAACTACAGGGGATATGCCAGAAGATCCTTATGACTACTGGACCTGGGGAGATATTATAGGATATGCAGATGCTTGGTATGAATATAGTGGAAGTAGTATATATAGGGGTACAATTAACAAAGGAGAGTGGACAAGGTCGAATGATTTAAAACATTTTGTAATAGACTTTCCAACTCATGCAGCTAACGGAACATTTAAAAGTATATACTGGTCTGGAGGAGCTGGCACTGATTCTTCTGCACAGGCTCCTAAATTTAATGATCTTTATAGTAAAAGAACACTAGAAGCAGGATCAAGTACAACAGGTTCTTTATCTAACTATAATGTATGTACTGATGAAACCAACTTATATGTATTAAAGACTAGCTCAACAACTTTATATGTTTATGATAAGTTTACTGGTGTTAAGAAAAGTACTATAACTCTTCCTACAGCAGCAAAAGCTATAGCTTATGATGGTACAAACTTTTGGATACTAATAAGTGATGGTTCCTTTAAAAAACTAGATAAGAATTTTGCCATAGTGGCGTCCTATTCAAAAAGTGCTGCAATACCAGCGGATCTTGTTTATGATGTAAAGTATTTTGATATTGTAGTAAATGATACCTATGTTTATATAACTTATAATGGCTGTACTGACACATCAGGCTCAACTTCTAAATATAAAAGCTGTATAGCAAGATATAATAAAGATGGAACTTTTGCTAATAAAATCGAAGTATACAGTGGGAATTCTGACTGTATCAGTATTACTAAAATACCTAATAATAAGTTTTGGGTAATTGTAAGAACAAGTGTATTTTTGCAGTTAAATAGTGATTTAACCACATATGGGAGTACAAATCTTGGTTATTGTATTTACAACAGTATTATTTGGGACAATGATACCTCTACTGTATTTACATATAGCAATATTATGTATGGGGATTTAAAGCAACAGTATATTATTCCAGCTTCAGCTCATACGTTACTTCCAGAAGCAATAACTAAAACTCCAACAAATACAATGAAAATACAATATGATTTTAGTTGTGATTATGTATATCCATTAGATATGCCAGCTCATTAATAAGTCTAAAATTCAAGGAGGACAAGGAGTGAAAAATTTAATTAATACTTTTCAAGCTATATTTGCTGCTATTGGTGGCTATATTGGTTGGTTTTTAGGAGGGGTTGATGGCTTTATGTATGCACTGATTACCTTTGTTATCATTGACTATGTAACAGGCTTAATGGTAGCAGTGCTAGAAAGAAAGCTATCAAGTGAAGTTGGATTTAGAGGGATTTTCAAAAAGGTACTTATTTTCATATTTGTAGGTATAGCAAATATAATAGATGTTCATTTGATTAAAAATGGTAGTGCAATTCGCAGTGCTGTTATATTTTTTTATGTTTCTAATGAAGGTATAAGCATCATAGAAAATGCAGCTAAGATAGGATTACCAATACCACAAAGACTAAAGAATATTTTAGAGCAGCTAAATAAGGAGGAGAAGATGAATGGCTAGATTATGTTTTGATTATGGACATGGTGGAGATGATCCTGGAGCAACTTATAATAATAGAAGAGAAAGTGATGATGTACTAAGTTTAGGTAGAGCTGTAGCAGAGGAGGTTAGAAGGTATGGAGTTACTGTTGATGAAACAAGAACTTCAGATGTTACAGTAAGCCTTGGGGCAAGAAGTAATTTTGAAAATAGGAATACTTATGATTATTTCATATCCTTTCATAGAAATGCCTTTCAGCCAGAGCAAGCAATGGGAGTTGAAACTTACACATATTTAAATCCAGGAGCAAAGTCAAAAGAATTAGCACAAGGGATACAAACATCACTTGTAGCCTTGGGTTTTACAGGTAGGGGAGTTAAAGAAGCTAACTATCATGTATTAAGAGAAACCAAGGCTCCAGCAGTGCTAATTGAGATAGGCTTTATTGATAATACAGGAGATAATAATTTATTTGATGCAAAAAGAAATGAAATAATCAAGGGATTAGCAAAAGCAATTTTAGTACAAGTAGGAATTGATTATATTGAACCTTCAGCACAAACACAACCGGTAGATGGACAAACTCTTTATAGAGTTATGGCGGGTTCATATTCAGTAAGAGAAAATGCTGAAAATCAAGTTAAGAAGTTAAAGGCAGCAGGATTTGATGCTGCAATTATGAAGTGTTAAATCATTCTATTAATTAATGAAGGATTTTATGATCAGCAATTAATATAGTTTGAGTTAATGAATGATGGAGAAGCTCTTCGGGATTTCTCCTTTTTTCATGGAGGTAAAATAGATGACTAATATTCAGAAGGAACAAATACAGAAGATGAGACAAGAAGGACAGAGCTATTCAAAGATAGCATCAACCCTTGAAATTTCTGAAAACACAATAAAGTCTTATTGCAGACGTAACAATTTAAGAGCTACTGAAAGCAACAAAGCAAAGACCGAGAAGGAAGTATATATTTCTTGCAAGCATTGTGGTAAACCATTAACCCATGGAATAAAGGGACAACCAAAGAAATTCTGCTCTGAGGAGTGCCGACGATTATGGTGGAAAGCAAATGCCAGCGAGCATGATAAGCAAGCTTATTATACTTTAAGCTGTGTTGGATGTGGAAAGAAGTTTGAAAGCTATGGCAACAAGAGCCGCAAGTTCTGTGGTCATGCCTGTTATATAAATTATCGTTTTAAGAAAGAGAGTGTTTTAAATGACACAGGAGCAATTTAAACGTGAAAAGAATTATAGGGTATCCCTTGCTATTGCAAAAGTTATGCTTTCAAGAAAATTAATAAACGAGAAAGAATACAGTAAGATTGATACGATGTTAATCACAAAATACAAGCCTGTTTTTGGTGGTTTATAACTTCTATTTACTTGCTATGTATCAAAATCAGAGTTAACATTAGTAGCTGAAAGGAGTGATATCATGGCAAGAAACATTAGAAAAATAGAGCCTTTAGTACTAAAAATGCCTGCTAAGAAACGCGTAGCAGCTTATGCAAGAGTATCAAGTGGCAAGGATGCAATGCTGCATTCTCTTTCAGCACAAGTAAGCTACTATAGTGAATTTATTCAAAAACATAGTGGCTGGGAGTATGTAGGAGTTTATGCAGATGAAGCAATTACAGGCACTAAAGAAATTAGACCAGAGTTTCAAAGACTCTTAGAGGATTGTAGAAATGGTAAAGTAGATATGGTTATAACAAAATCAATCTCAAGACTAGCAAGGAATACAGTTACTATGCTTGAAACAGTGAGGGAGCTAAAGAGATTGAATGTAGATGTTTATTTTGAAAAAGAGAATATACACAGTCTTAGCGGGGATGGTGAGTTGATGCTTACTATCCTCGCTTCTTTTGCGCAGGAGGAAAGTCGATCAGTCAGTGAAAATTGCAAATGGCGTATTCGGAAAGGTTTTGCTGATGGAGAGCTTGTAAACCTACGGTTCATTTACGGATATCGCATTGAAAAGGGAAAAATTGAAATTAATAGGTCGGAGGCAGAAATAGTCCGTATGATTTTTAAGGATTATATAGATGGTGCGGGCTGTAGCGTAATTGCCAAGAAGCTACGTCAAGAGGGCGTTAAGAGATTACGAGGTGGTACTTGGAACTCTGAAAGAGTTGTTGATATTATTAAAAACGAAAAATATACAGGGAATGCTTTACTTCAGAAAAAGTATGTAAAGGACCATTTAACCAAGACCTTAGTTTTCAATAAAGGGAATCTTCCCCAATATTATGCAGAAAGTACGCATCCAGCAATTATTGATATTGAAACCTTTCAAAGGGCACAAGAGATTATCAGTAAAAACAAGGGGAGGTATTCAGAGAAAAAAGGAAGTATTAAGTATCCTTTCACTAGCAAAATTATATGTGGCATATGTGGAAAAAATTATACACATAAAAATGTACAAAGAAGGATTTACTGGATATGTTCCACCTATTCGAAATACGGAAAGGATAGCTGCCATTCCAAGCAAATACCTGAGTACATTTTGATTTCATTAACCACAGAGGTCTTAGAAATTGCGGAATTTGATGAAGCCACCTTTGAAAAGAGGATAAAGGAAATACAAGTACCAGAGCCTAATGCTTTAATTTTTGTTTTAAATGATGGTTCTATAATTAAAAAAGAATGGAGCTATAAGTCAAGAAGTGAATGCTGGAGCGAAGAAGCTCGGCAAAAGGCAAGAGAAAGAAGTCTTAAAATAATAGGGGGGAGGAGTCAGCTTTGGCAGCAGCGAGAGCAGTAACTGTAATACAACCAAGAGTTAATAGATTTTCACCAGTAGCTACCTAAGTAGCAGTAAAAAAAGTTGCGGCTTATGCAAGAGT